ATCGGTTAATAAAATCTAAATTGCGTCTTTAATAATTTCAATCGCTGTATCTTGTGGGATTTCACGGATATTTTCAACGTGTTCTGCCGCACCGATAATGTCACCGTGTGAAATATCATCAACTGCATTTGTTGCTTCATCGACTGCTTTTTTAGCACCGTCTGAAACCTTATGAACAATATTATCAAAAAATGACATAAATATTTCCTTACAAATTAGGGTGTGCCGTTGATGAAAGGTGTAACACCAACGACACGAGAGTAAACACATGGCGAGTGTTTGTCGCATTTATACAGCATAAGATAATAAACATCAATTAAAAAAAATAAACACCTTGAAAATATTTTAACTAACTAATTGATTTATAAATGTTCAACTGTCAAGGATTACTTGACTACTGGTTTACTTTTCAATTTTTTTCAATTGCTCAAGTGTTAATTCTTTCCCATTTTCAACAAATCGTTCCAGCTTTACGCCCGATCTAAATATTTCAGCTTTTCCTTTTCCTAATGCTTCATCTTGTTTTTCATGTGATTGTTTACGCAACCATTCATCATAATTGATTGTTTCGCTAATTTGCCCATCAAGTGATGATCTTGTTCCTGGTGGTGGGTCTTTCATTCCCATTTCTTTCCACGATTTTAAAACAGGAACGGTGCTTGATCTGCATCGAACGTGAATAGGCGGATATGGACCTTTACCTAAATCAAACTTTTGACCATCGTATGATTTGCACAGGGTTGTTGTTTTAAAATCAAGCGTAGCTAAAAATTGCCAGCCTTTTATTAAATCGTCATTGGCTTTATAAAATTCTTCGCTTGCTACATTGGTTGCGTGTGACATTGCAGTTGATACTAACGCCTGCGTTTGACGTGCGTTAAGTGAGTTAATGCCATCGGTATATTGCAGTGCTTTCGTGCCGGTGATACGCTTAACCACGTCACTATAAGATTGCCCTTCAACTAAGCCGATACGCACAGCGTCCTGTATGCGCGTGTAACTATCTGCATCAAGTTTATCAATCCATTCTTTAATCAGTTTTCCCTGCAATGGTTTTGATTCAATCGCAGCAAATAACGTCACTGGTGCAACTGCTACCATATCAAGCACAACAGGCGTTGAATCATCAATGGCTTTAATTTGCCATTCTTGCTCATACTCTGCTGCGTCTTTCATGTTACTGATTAACTCTTTACCGGCTAAATCATAACCTTCATTTAAAATCGCCCGCACTGATTCCAAACGCGCGTCAATCTGCTGGATTGTCATTTGGTTATCAAGGTCTAGCGTTTTTAATTGTTTAACCAAATCTTTTTCAACAACACGCAACAAGTCCATGACCTTTTTACTTGTTGATGAATAATATCGCTGCAAATAAATTTCATGTGCAATTGTTTTATCGCGTAATTCTTCGTTAGCCGTCATGATTTAATCCTTTGTTTTCTTTTGATTATAGCACTGATTATAGTATAATTTGTTTGTGGTTCGCGCCATTTGAAACAAGAGATTAAACAAAACCGTTACTTTATTAAATCGAGGTTCATTTCTTGACCTGCGCGAACGATTTAAAAAGAGCGGTTTTTTTTAGTGAGTAAAAATTATGAAAGAGTTTAAGCACACTCCAGCACCTTGGAGCGTTATTGATGGCATTGAAGGCGGTTATGTAATGGTAGTTGGTGGATATTATTCCGTTGCTAGAGTATTAAAGACCAAAATCGACTATAACAAATTACGAAAATTAGAAACTGTAAAAGCCAATGCAAAACTGATATCTGCGGCACCTGAGTTGCTTGAGGCTTTGGTTGAAATGGTCGCGTTTGGAACACAACAAGACTGGGATCATGTAGTGATTGAAAAATCTAAATCTGCAATAGCCAAAGCAACGCAATAAACTAAGCCCGTCTAAACAACGGGCTTTTTTTTTTACAACATCCCACCAGTAGCAGGCATAACTGCAATGCGCTCCATCTCATCGTCAAACGATACGTCCTGCATGATAATGTCACCAGCGACAAGGTTATCGAATAGAGTTTGATGCGATATTGAACCGCTTTGCCAAGCCTTAACCAAACTATCCAAGTCCTGAGCTGTCATGCTATTCGGTATAAAATCACGGTTTAGCTCAACTTTAACATCACCAGTTACGCCTGACCAATCGCGCAAATACTCCATGACGTGCGTCAATCCAATGCTAATTGATTGTGAAATTGAAGCCAGTACACTGTTTTCACTTGATCTGTGAATATTAGCCGTTTGCGCTGATTCTGCTGCGCGTTTTTCAGGTGCTAAGATTCGCGCTCCAAGCGTTGCCATCATTGCCTCTTTTGAGCGCAATGCTTCACGCAATTCACCCAAACCTTGACCAGTAAATTCAAGATAAAATGCTTTTGATTGTGGGTCTGGCAATAGCCATGCCGTGCCGCTACCGATACGAAGTGACGCGCTTTTATCGTCTGAATAATATCCAGTGACTACGGGCGTAGGCAGTCCAGTAAAGTGCAAGCCATGTTCATAATCGGCTGTGGTTCTGTAATGCGATAAATTTACGTCAACAAGGTCAAGCAATGGTGGTTTATCCACGCAGGGTGAATTATCTCTAACCCCAAAAAACTCAAACGGGATTTTGTTAAGTGGTCGCCCGTTAATTTGTGGATAAATTTCATCCACTAAAATAAATTCACCGCGTTTGTCTTTGCGGAAAACACGTTGACGATAAATTCCACCATCGCCTAAATCAAGAACGCGCCATTGTGGTTCGCATTTAGATTCAAACTCATCAACTGCGATCTCGTTTTCTTCTTCAAGCACAACAAGTGTTAACTGTTCAACGTTGTTAATGCGCCCCGTTTTCCAGTTTATAATTGATTCTGCATCGTACATGGTCGCGTAAGGTCTCGCGCCTTGTGCCTGTGCTTGTGCAAGTGTTACCGCGTTAACAATAGGTGGAAAATCGACAAGCACGGCACAACGTCCGATAGTAATAACTTCTTCGCTAATGATTTCAGCAAATTGATGCAGTGATAATCCGCCCATTGTCACGTCTGCAATAATATTATCCATTGCTGCAGGTGCTGTGATGACTTCGGGTTTAAGGAATAACATTCCTGTCAAGCCGTCAATCGTTCTTGCTGTGGCGTTGTAATATAACGCGCGTTGTTTGTAAGCGTAATATTCCGCGTCAGTTTGACCGCTTAGGCGTGGAAGGTATTTGATACCGTACTCGTGTATTTCGTCTTGGCCTTCTGACGCATGTTCGCATCGTTCCCATATTTCATAATATTCGTGATACTCGCTGTGTTTTGTATCGACTGCCATTTTTATATTCCTGTAATTGTAGCTAAATTAGGCCTATTGTGCAGTACCGGATATTTGAACGCAATAAAATATCCACTGCTATCAACCCAATCATCAATGGCTGGGTGAGCTGTAAACTTTTCTGGCTCTAATTTATCATCATAGCCTTGAGTTTCAAGCGCATTGGTTAAGTTTGGGCATTTATCTGTGTTAATAAATAACTTATGGTGTGAAAGCAATCCATTATAAGCGTTAATTCTATCCCGTACTGCTGGATTAGCTGGATTATATTGCAGTTGATAACCTGCTTGTCTAATCATGCCAATATCAGATTGGCTTGAATTTGTTTTTCCTGCTTTACCGCTTGCGTCAGGATAAACGATTATTTTTCTATCACCATAACGCGTTAAATTATTAATAAAGTCTTGCGTATCGTGTGAAACAAACTCGTCAACAGCGATAGGAATATTATTATCAATGACAAAAGTAACAGCACAACAACCACCAATATTGAAATCAATTGAAACATGAATGAATGTATCGCGTTCATTTAGTTCTCGCTGTGTGTGATGTCGTTTACGATCAAAGAAATGATAAACCTTGTTTTTGTTTAGTGATACAAATTCACCAAGCAAATAAAGTTCAGCTAATATTGGGTCGTAGTTAGCTAAAATCTGCTCTGCATAATCTTTAGGTAAAAAAGGGTTGCTATAGGTGCTTGCCTTGTATAAAACATAGCCTTTTTGCTTTAGCTTTTCCCATTTATGATAAACAAATCCATTAATTCCGTTATCAGGTGTGGTCACCACGCCAATAGTATTTTTACCGTCAAACTTTTGCCGTGTTCTTTCTGTAATTTTTCGCCATACTAAAGCAGCTTTATCCATTGGCAATGTATCAATTTCATCAACGATTGAGTGAGCTACTTCAAAAGATACAATTTTAGACGGATTGTCATAACTACGAAAAATAATAAAACCATAGCCAGCGACATCAATTTTAAATTCTGATTTATTGACATGGAATTTTAAACCCATCATTGCTAAATCTTCTTCAACTCCGGGCATCGCTCTTAATCGTAATAAATCATAAGTTGGTAAAAATATACCAACGTTTACGCCTTTATTTTGAAGAAGTAATAACACCGCCCGCATTGTTCCTGCTCGTGTTTTTCCGCTACCCAATCCACCAACAATAGCTGGATAAGGTTCTTCTGAAAACACAAATTGTCTTTGCGGTAGCGTTAAAGGTATATCTGGCATTAAAGCTCCATTTCTTCGGCTTTAATGATGTGAATTTTTATAGGCGTTGTATCTTGCAGATTAGTGTTAACCGTCATTGGCAACACTTTACCAACCAACGTTAAAAATGCCGTTGGGTTTTCATCAGCTTGCCTTGCTAAATAAGCCTGCCCTCCAACATCATCTAATGCCCCTAGAATCATCTCTTTTAATTCTTTGGTAACTTTGTTAGGCATACCTTTGGGACGTCCTAGTCCCCTATTTCCTGCCTTTTTTTCCATATTTCCCCCTATTTTACGGGATTTGTTAATTTATCGTTAATTATCATATTCCAAAATTCTAAAGTTTCGTTATAAATTTGTTTTGCTATGCGTTCATCTTCTTTGCAAATTTCTACCCAGAATTTATTTGGCATTGTTTTTAACCATACATCAATAGGTTTTAATTTGGAAACATAATGTTTTGCTCTTTCAATACATTTATCTAAATTATGTTGAGAACCATTAGCAATGTTGGTTAATTTATCTTTTAAATTAATAATAAAATATTTTTCAATTTTTAAAGCATTTATTTCTGTTAAATTGTTTTCAATTATTAACTCACGAATTTTTGAGCCGCGCTTTAATATTTCTTGGATTGCCTTGTGTTTTGGCACGTTGTCTATTCTTCCATTTTTAGATGCTTTTACATGAGAATAAACTCTATTGCCTTTTCCTTTGCCAATATAAATTATTTCATCAGTATCATCTGCAACAAGCGCATAAACATAATACGCTGTTCCTATTTTAGATTCATAGCCATAAGAGTTAAATATTGCTTCGCTTGCGCTTTCGTTTTTTAAATATTCTTTTAAAAATAATTGATGTTTCATTTTTACACCTAATAAAAAAAAGCCGCTTCTAACATCATCGCAAGTGAGCATATAGATTGGCTCATGATGTAGGAATTGGCTTTTGTTTAATCTATACTTTTAATGGCTTGCGACCATAAGTAATTATACCACATACGGTATTAAATCCGCAGTTTTACGTTGTGTGATTTCCATCAAGTAATCCTATAAGGTATTTTAGCTTTTAAGCACATTCTAACCATTGCCAATATTGTCGGTTTTAACTCAAGTGGTTCATTGGCAAATTTTAA